TCAGCATTGAAAATCCTGTGGTGAAGTGGGATAGGCTTAGCATTAGGGGGGGACTCGTATTCGTGCACTTTAGTATATGGTGCAACGGTACTATTCTCAGTTTTTGTTGTGAAAAATGGACGACCGTCAAGACCGAAATGAATATATTTGTACGTGATAGTCAAGCCATTTCCTTCTTCAAGATATAGCTGACCTTGCAAACGTTTCACAACTTTCTTCTTCTCGGTGGTGGCATTGCGTCTTTCTTCAACAGCTTTCTCCATTTTGTGGAAAAACTTCTGAGTATCTGCATCCTTGCCAATAATCGGTTTGTCTTGTCGACCTTTGCAGGCGCAGACTCCAATCACTGGTTTCTTGCAGGTTTCACACAAGTCCATCTTCTTACCTAGATTGACCGAATTTTCTACAACTTTGGCCTGTTGCTCAAAGTAAGTGGGAGTTACCCACTCCAGATAATCGATCAATTCAGCTACTGAAACGGCTTCCATTTTCTTACCATTCCTATCCTCAATAAGCTCGTAACCGACAGAAGCGGGAGCTCCACGGACAGGAGATGGAATAGGTACTGCTCTTTCAACCTTTATGATCCAGAAATCGGGAATGATAGGGACATCACTACCCAATACCTCTGCGATCTTACGGGAACTCAACATGTTGAACTCCTCAAATTCAGGGCGAACAGTAACTGTCAACGTAATATCATCACGTCGACAGATGGAAGCGGGTTCGTTGGAGAATACACTAGCTCCTGCGTCCTTCACGTTCTTAGTCGTAATGAAGCACATTGGCTCCATAGACACCTTACCCTTGCTCTCGATATCTGCCTTGACGGCGTACGTCTTAACATTGTTCTTGAGCTTGATGATCATGTTGGTAGCAGGATTATCAGTAAATTGGGGTTTGGTGTTTCCGACATCATCAATGAAGACTCCATTCATGTGCGCTTGATAGTTAGACTGATAACGATCAATCTCATGCAAAGTACAGAGATAATTGTCGTCACATTCAAAACCATTACGCTTCAAGATGTAAATCATAAGGATCTGTCCCAATGTGGATTTACCTACACCAGAACCTCCGAATATGCCCACCATGTAGGGAGCAATACGGAGTCCTCCATTGACTCGAACTTGTCTGAAAGAAGCTTGCCAAGCATGGATGGTGTCGATCTTGCGTCTCAAC